ACGCTCATCTGTCCAAGCTGCAATCTGGATAACTGCATTTTCAATTGCAGTTTCGTTCAAGTCAGCAGGAGTAGTAGGAGTGTTGCCGTTTGTACCACCGTTGATCAGTGGGTGAGCTGTGTTAAATAAAGAAACACCATCACCACCAACGTAAGAAGCGTTGAAACCGTTGTTGAGAACGGAAGCTGCTTTTACTTGCTTGGTGTAAGCCATAGCACGAGCTAGACCCTTGGTATAACGTGCTGACAAAGAGTCATACAAGTTATCTTCAATAGCCTCTTCGGTTAGGGAGAACCCTAATGCGATAGTCTCGTGGTTATAGCGAGCTGTCCATGCTTCTTGCGCATTGTCATAAGCGATGGCATTGCCCTCACCCTTGACTGGTGCTGCAGAGAATCCTGACAGTTTGGTCTCTTCTTCGAATGAACGCTCAGAGGTCTCTGTTTCGTAGATCTCTTTGTGCTCTTCGCCGTAACGTGCATACTCTAAACCGAACAATGCGTTCAAGCCTGGGAGCAGCTCTTTCAATAGTTGTGCGCGTGAAATAGCCATTTATGTTACTCCTTAGATTGAGGCATTAGGTGTATTGTTGTAATACTCATGTAAACCGAAGTTGATTTTCACCAAAATTTCAGGATAGCAAGTAAATACAACAGTAGCATTTGCTGGAATAGAGCTAACTGCTCCGCCTGGGGCTGCGTTCAATGTCACGCTAGTACCGCTTGTGTAAGCAGAAGCAACGTAAGAACCAGAGAATGCAATGAATCCATTGGAGTCAAGGTAACCAACTTCAGTACCAATTGGAATACTGGAATATCCAGCAGCAAAAGAAGTAATAGCAGAAGCTAAAGTTAGCGTTGTGCTAGTACATGCAGATGCGCCGTTAGTACCAGAAGTAGCAACAGCTGTCTCACGAGCCAAGTCAATAACACGCAAAGGCATTGCTGTGTTAGAAGCTGAAGGCAATGATGCAGATGTCAATGCAGCGTTCTTAGAGTTACCTGTAGCGGTAGAACCAGCCAAGTTAGAAACTGACAAGTTTTGACCGATAAACGCAGTAGAAGCAGAAGCAATAGTTGTGCCGCCTTGTGAGCTTACAACAGCTGTTCTGAATACTGTGTCAGGATCGTCTGTAACAACAGCAAACGCGTCACCAGCAAGAGTACCACCGGGCCAGTATTGGCTAAATAGTTTTTGCTTAGTTGTTGGGTTTGTGTAAGAACAGCCAAGGAAGATACCAACCATACCGTAGCCTGCGCCACCTGTAGTGCTACCAGCACCAGTAGTAACAGTCATACGTGTAACGGTACCGTTCAAAGATATATTAACAAAGTCACCATAATAGATGTTTGTTGCATATCCGTACTGGATAGGGATTTGACGAGTAGAACCCGCAAACACCTGTCCACCAATCAGATTGATTGGCTTTAGCCCGTAAGGGGCTGATACTGTAGGAAAAGCCATTTAAATCTCCAAATTAGAAAGAACCTTTTCCAAAGGTCGTTGTAGTCTTCCTCTCGTTAAAGATTGGCATACGCGGATCACTTTGGCGCATAAGGTTGTTATCTACTGCTTGGGTCTGAGCATGTGTTTGCTTCGCATAGAATTCATTAGCTTGGCGAACAAAGTCTTCAGGAGTCTTACAAAGTAACAACCCGTCAATCTCAATGCCGTCTTTAAAACGACTATCGGGATCAACTAGCAGTCTAAATTTAGGTTGCTCTGCTATGCCAACAGGCTCCCAACCCTCACGAAATCTACTAGAGATATTCTTTGGATCGGCCTTGCCTAGCGAAGCCACTCTAATCCATCTGTACGCGTAGCCAGGTTCCTTATCAGGCTCAGGAAGTAATTCTGGTTGCTGCCACTGCTTAGGGCGCTCAGTAAGATTCCGAGATTCCATTTCACGCGTTAGTCTACTTTTTTCTGCTGTTTGAGTCATTTTATTACCCCAATTTAACTTGTTCGCGAGCGTATTGCTCATTGGTTAGTCCGAGCTTTTTAGCCAAGGCTTGCTGTGTTTTCGTGAGTGTCACCTGCTTAGGTGCAGTCGTACGTTTCGCAGAAGCGACTACCGTGCTTGACTTTGTTCGAGTAGGTTTAGTTTCCTCCTCGATTTGGACATTGAGGCCGAATTCTTCTGGGAACCGACGTCTAACTTCCTTGTCGATACTGTTGAAATATTCGTCAGTACCAATATAAGCGCCACCGTATTTTTCCGCTAGTTCTTCGTGAACACCACGGGCATAGCTGCTCATACTTTTCTTTTTCGGATCAGTAAACCAGGGGTTTCTGGACACCCAGCTTGCAACTTTTGGGTCCATCTGCTGTTGTGCAACAGGTGGTACATGGCTCGTTTGTACACTATTTTCTTCGGTTTGTACAGTGGGTTTGAAATTTTTTGCTTTATCTAGCTTCAATTGGGCCTTAATTAGCTCTTGTTGAGCCTCTAAAACCTTGTCACTGTCGCCAGAATCATACGCTTCCTTGTAGTTGCGCTTAGCTAAATCAACTTCAGATTCCGCTGAAGTTTTGTAAGTTGACAAAAGTTCTTTCTCGCCTTCATGCAACACAGTCTTAAGACGCTTATTTTCTTCAAGCATCCTCTGGGCCATCGCCAAAGCTTCTTGTTGCTCACGATAAGCAGATTCTTTAGCTCTACGCTCATCATGCCAAGCCTTCTTATACTGCTTGAACTTTTGCTTTACGTTTTGGGAATAGTCCTCGGCTTCATCGGCCTGCTCTAATTCCTCTTTGATTTTCTCGGGTAAAGGCTCGATATGCTGATCTTCAACGGGAGTATCGTCAATAACTTTGACTTCTACTTCCTCATCGTCTTCAATCTTTATATCTAACTCTTCTTCTTGGGGTTTTCCCTTATTGTCAACTTCATCTGGAAATTTGAATGCTTGCATGTTCGCTCCTTAAGGACGATAAATTCCGCGTGGGTCTTCTACGACTCCCTCGACGGTATCTTCATTGATCATACGGAATTCTTTTCCGTGAATAATTAATCTAGCGCCTGCGTTAGGTCTTACTAAAACAAAATCGCCAACTTTACACCAGGGGGTTGAGTACCTAGTTTTGTCTGTATAGCAATCGGGTCCCATAGCAACTACGAACAAAACTGTTGTGAGAAGTTCTTCGTTCCTGATGGTTTCATCGGACTTAGCAATACCGCTTTCAAATTCCTTTTCTTTCTCTGGAATAGCGCAAAGTATTTTCCATCCTGACGGTCTGGGCAATTGTGTTGCCTTTTGCTCCTGTGTTTTATCCAATATATTGGACAAGTCTACCGCTTGGGTCAAATCGACCATTGCTGTATCATTCATCTGATTCCTCTATGTTTTTTGTCAGGTCTGTGATGTATCTGCGCACGGTGAGCAGACCTGTAATTTCCCCACACATTGCACAGTATTCCGCATAATCCTTGGCTGATCTACAACCAAGGGCTTCTTCAAGTTGTCTAACCTTTTCATCGACTTTCTGAGCGACTAATTCGGATAGTTTTGAGGTTTCATAGCTCATTTATTGTCCTTTTTTGACTGTTTTTGGGCCATTTGGGCCTGTTTTTCAGCTTGTAAACGTCCTGTTTCTGCTTGTTTTTCTGCCTGCAAACGGGCTGTTTGAGCCTGTAATTGAGCATTATGTATCTGCGCCGCAGTCTGATTTCGTGAGTTTTCAGCCTGTGTATGGAGCATAGCCATGTGTTTTTGCATTTCTACAGCATTTTTAAAGCCTTCGACCTGCTTTTGATGATCTGCAAGCTCTTTTGCCTGCATAGTTTGAACCGCAAGTTTCGCTCCGTCTGTCTGCTGAGTAGCTTGTATCCTTGCTGTTTCGATTTGTAACTGCTGTGCTTTGAGCTGAGCATCAGATTGATCTTTCTGAGCCTTGCGTTGCAGGTCTTGTTGCTTGATCTGTAACTCTTGTTGTTGGAGCTGGATAAGCGGATCTTGAGCCTGTTGCTGGGCTTGCTGTTGTTTAGCCTCTTGCTGGTGTTGCTGTAACAGTTTTTGTGCTGCTTGAGCTGCCATCTGAGACACTCTGACTTCCATCTGTGGGTCCATAGGTGTATCGCCTGTATCCTCGTTGTAAGGTGGCAATGTTTGACCCATTTGTTGTTCAAGCTCCTTGCGGTACTCCATACCCAAATGCTCTGTAATATGTGCAGACATCGCCGCCATCAACTGCTGAGCCAACTGAGGATTCATACCCACGATCTGCTGGATGTGCGGGTCTTGCATCGCTGACATATGCACCGCAATGTGAGCCTTATGATCTTGGTAATTGAACGCCTTCACAGGCTTGTTACGTAAGATATCTTGGTTCTCAGACACAGGGTCACGGGGTTTAATATCATCCTCGATGGGGACAAGCTTCTGATAGTTCTTTATCCCTATTACCTCCAACATCTGACGATGTAATAGCGGAAGGTCATAAATCTGCGGTGCTGTTTGTGCGAGTTGCAAAGCTGCCTGATACTGGACAACTTTCTGAGCCATAGTCGCCGCATTTGGATCACTAACAGGAATAATATTTACTGAGTCATAGTCTGACTGTTTAGCCCTGCGGTTACCAGAGTCTGGGTCGTAGTCATACTCATCTGTACAATTCTCAGCAATGATGTCTTTGAGCAACTCAAACTCTTGACGCATCGCGTAGTGTATCCGCGCCTGGACAGCACTCATCGCTTTAAGAGTTCTCTCGAGGATCGCCAGTGTTGTTCCTACAGGAGAAGCTGCACTCATATCGCTAACTTGTAAGTCAGCAGCCCCAGCAAACTTTCTACCTTCTTCGATGATGCTATTAAATAGTGTGAACAAAACTTGGCTTGGCTCTTTGTATGGGAGCGGCATGATGTTGTCGCGCATACTGCCACTTGGTACATCTACGTCACGGAACTCTCCAGGTGCTATTGGTGTGTCATCACCTTTCGTACGCAAGCCTCTAGTTTTGAAGCCCCCAGGGAGGTTAGATAATGTGCCAGCGTCCACAAGCTGACGAAGAATGCTAGTACCAGACTTAGCAAAAGCCCCGATGAGATGTATAAGGCCAAAAGCATAAAAACCAAAGCCTGGTATATAAGGGTAATGAACAAAATGCTTACGTTTTTTATAAAGCTTATCGCCTTTTTTCCAATTTCTACGTATTGAGAGTACATTAGTTGTTCCTTTGTCAATAGTCACGATGTAAGGCAATGCTAAACCTGTGGGTTCGCCTTCGTCATCAACATGCTCAAACCCTGGCAAGTCCCACTCTACCTGCATCTCAAGCAGTTTGTATCTGCTGTCTGTCTCAGCTCTAAAGCCTAATTTTTCAGCAATTTTCTTCTCTACTTCATCAAGTACATTGCTTGGCTCACCAAGGTCAATATCTCTATAAAAGCCTGAGTGAATGAGCCTCTTCATCTCATTTTCTGTCTTACGCATCACGTGCGTAATCCGCTCTGCTGTCTCTAAATCCGACGCGCCGTATGGAACCACAACATCTTCTGCAGGCACATAGACAGACGTTTGTCTATCAAGATCAGGGTCTTCATAAACTTTCTTGAACGCATTACCTGATAGTCCCAAGCCCCACAACATGCGCTCATGCTCTGGTCTGTATTCCTTCATCACTTCTGTCAGCTCGTAGTTCATATCATCACGAACACGCTCAGCTGCTTCTTTCTTCTCAGGTGTTTCCTTGCCAATGATTGCTGTTTTAACAGGCCCTGCTGCAGGGAACGTCTCCATCATCGTCTCAGCTTGGAACTTAACAAGTGCTTCTGCAAGTAGTGGGTGGAACACGCCACACGCACCAGGCCAAGGCTCAATACGTTCTTCGATCTTTAAGCCAAGAAGCTCAAGTCCATCGGTGTAAGTCTGTATCCACTCTTTACGTGAACCAACGTCTGCTTCGTAGTCACCAACTAATTCGGCAGCTATCTTTAGAAGCTCGTTCTCATCCATGTACTCAGCTAAGTTATCGTCAAAGCCTTCTTCATTTGCATCAGCTTTCTCCATGTGCATGGCAAAGCCAGGGCCTTCGATATCTACTGCTTCTGGGTCTTCGATGTGAATCTCAAGAGGCTCCTCGCCGTCCCCTAATTGGTCTAACCCTTGTGGGCCTTGGTATAGTGCTTTATCTATTGACATATGTATCCTTAATAGTATGCGGGCCTCTTGCGGTACTGACGCAAAAAGGTATCGTCTGGTTCATCGTTTGGAAGGCGAAGGAATCCTCCTTGCCTAAATCTGAGGAGCGCGAGTGTTGTAGAGTCCACCAAGTCATCGTTTGCGCCGCTTGGGAAATCATTACATTCTTCTATGACCTCTTTTGCCCATCTGCGGTCTGGAGCCCACACTATGCCTGAAGCAAATAGATCTGATACTGCATTAACTCGTGCAATTTTATCCTGCCCTTTACCTGGAGTAAACTCCCCCACCGGGACACCCATCCGTCTAAATTCTTGGTACAAAGCCGATCCGTTGGACTTCTTCTCAACCATGAACGCATCAGGTTGCCACTCTTTATATTCTTCCAGCACCAACTTCTTAAGCTCTGGATACTCCATTCGCTTCTTGATCGCATTTAATAATATGATCGCGAAGTTATTTGTCTCTTCATTAAAGAACACGCCCCAAGTTGTTAAGGCGTTGTAGTCTGCTCTATTATTAGTTTCTTGTGCTGCGTCAAGTGACATGATGGTGAACTCACACATGGGCGGATTATCTTTGTCCCATATCTTCCACCATTCTCGCTTGATCAAAGCTCCTTCTTCTGATACAGGATTTTGCATATACTGCGCATTCCAGTACCTAATATCAAGTGCGGCTTTCTTTGCATACAACTCTTCTACAGGCCAGAACTCAGGCCATAACGCTTCACCGTCTTCTTTAATTGCAGGGAACTCAATCACTTCCCACTTGTCAACTGCATCATCTTTATTCATCTGGCTAACTATCTGACCAGTCAGATCAAGCTTAGACCATCTGGTCATGACGACCACAATAGCACCTCCAGGCATAAGACGCTGCAAAGGACCAGATTGAAACCACTCCCAAGCAGGAAGAAATACTTCAGGTTTTCCAGTCTTAGCTTCTTGTTCCGAATGTGGGTCATCAATAATAAAAAGGTCAGCGCCTCGACCAGCCAAAGCACCGCCAACACCGATAGCAAAGTATTCGCCATTGAAGTTTGTCCCCCACCGTGATGCTGACTTACTATCAGCTTGTAATTCTATTTGCGGAAAAATATCCTTATACGAATCCGAACCCACAAGATTACGGACTCGACGACCAAAATTAACTGCAAGATCAGCAGTGTGAGACGCCATAATAACTTTTTTTTGCGGATACTTTCCAAGGAACCAAGCAGGTGCGAGGTAGGAAATAAGTTCAGACTTACCATGTCGTGGCGCAATGTTAACGATAACACGCTTGCTTCTTCCTGCGGCGATATCTTCAAATATTTGAGCGAGCTTAAGATGGTGAGGGCCAACCTTGTAACCTGGATATACATGCTTAACAAAGTCCAGAAAAGAATCCTTTCCAACCGACTGAGTAATTTGTATTTGATATTGGCGAAGGAGCTCAAGTGTTTTCCTTTTTTGTTTATCAGGCATCGTCGGAAGTGCCTGACGAATTTTGAACAGCTGCTCTGGAGTTATATTAATTGCCGTCATTCTTAACTATAGTTTTAGCTTCGACATCAATAACTTTTGTCTCAATACTCTCAAGAGTTTGTAGCAGTTCTTTCTCGACCTCTTCCATCGTTTGATGTTTGACAGTCATCTCACTGCGTTTCTTAAACGCATCGACACCATCAATCTCACCTAGTTTAGATAGAGCAGCAACGCGTATCTTGGAGTCCCGTGCATTCTCTACTTCCATGATCAACTTGTTGACCACGTACATCTTTAAATCTGCGAGATCATCAACGACTGCAATATTGGTTTGTGCAACCATGCCTGCAAGGAAGGCTAATGTTTCGTTGGGGTATTTAGAAAAGTCTGGTCGATGATGAGGATCTTCCATCATCTGTTTAGCTATTTGCTTGGCGGTGTCAACATCACCTGTACTTGGTACGAGAGGATTTCCTGTGAGATCAGACATGAGCTTAATAACATTGGCTCGCATCTCTAATTCTTGTGCAGGAGATAATTCAGGGAAAGCTTCCGCTGCGCTGCTAGGCAACGGTATATTCTCTTCTATCGGAGGGATCATCTCATCCATGTCTACCTTTATTGATTAGTAGTTGAATCGGATTATATATTAAAACTGGACGAACTGCGATCTGCCACGACTTATTAGGGTCCTTTTTTGGCAGGGACGAGTTATGGAAAATTTTTTATATATTTAAATTGGGCGCGATGTAACTTGACATATAAGGGGGTGGGTTTTGAAAAGTGAAGTATCGTTTGTGTATAGCTAAGAGTAGATGGTCGGCGGAGAGGCTCATTTAAAAAAGGGGGGGTGGGGGGCGCCCCTGTGTACCCCAAACTGGACATATACCCCACATATAGGGTAAAATACACTTAATGCAAAGCAATAGTGCAATGCAGATTATGAAAGGTACATCATGTACAAAGTAACTATCCAGTGGGAAGACACCGTGATCACCCACATCACATACACCAAGCAAGAGGCATACAGTTATCTTAGCTCATACCCTAAGCGCAACCTGTTCGCTACTATCTACAACATGTTCGGTCAGCGCCTAGCTGTTCGTTACTATCGTTAATCAACCCGAGGGCTTCGGCCCTCACCTTAAGGAGCTACCATGACAAAGCAAGAACTCGCACACTCGATCTACTCTCCACTCTTTGCAGAGTACTCAGACCTGAAGCAAGCATATGACTATGCATCTAAGATTGCATCAGCCAGTGAAAACCCAGCCGCAATACTGACAGCCATCCACGTGATGATGAACAGCATCGCGTTACAGATAGAGAAAGCGGAGTAATATTCAAAGGGCGAAAGCCCTTTGATACCAGTTATTTGTGGTCGGGCGCGTCTGCGTTCGTGCGGTTCAAGCGAGTTAATTAGTGTCTCACGTGTACGTGAAAATTGCTTTTATAATCGGTATCAGTTAAAATTCTCATATCGGATAAAATAGTTTATTCGATATTTTCTTAGACTTTATAGGAGTTAGCTAACATGGCTACAAAAAAATCCGTTTCTCCCGAGTTATCCGTTATTAGTTCACTAAAAGATGGTGCATATCAACAAGCTACGGCTACGCAAAAAATCCGTGATTTTGCGGGTTATGCAATAGATCATATTGCGGGTTTTCCTGAATCATTACCTGATGAATCAAGAGAGCAATTATATGAAGGCTATCAATTAAGATATGCTCAAAATAACCCTGCAAAGACTTATGCGGTTATCAATTCGCATTATGTACTGGCGACTGAAGAACATATCAAAAACGATAAAGTCGAAAAATTAGAGTTATCCGTAGGCTATGTAATGAGTTTTACCCCTCAAGAGTTCGGCAAACTCAAAAACGAAAACCCTGAAAAGCATATATTAGTTAAGGAATTAAGGGATAGAGTAGGCACATATTGCAGTAATCGCAAAAATGACCTAGTTCGCATGGCTAAAAATATCATAGCCGAAAAAGAGGGTAAAGCAAAAACACGAACCGCAAATAAGGATTTTGACGAATCCATAACCGCTATGTTCGAATCATTCGACACCAAAGTGAAAACCGCAAAAAAACGTGGAGACGTTACAGCGGACGATCAACGATACAAAAAAGCTAAAATTGCATTTTTAGCGATTTGGAAACCCAATGCTTAATTAGCACTACTTAGAAACCCCATAGTCGAAAGGCTATGGGGTTTTTTTTTCGTCCCGACTTTTTGATACCAGTTATTTATGGTCGCGCGCGTGATCAGGCGTGGGCGCATGGCGTAGCAGAGTCTTAATTAACTTTCCACGCACACGTGGAAAATCTTGTTCTACTTTTTAAAAATAGAACAAACTAGGTTTGCATCATCTACCGTTTTCAGAATTGATAGGATTGGACAACGCCAAGTAAATTGTGTCCCCACATGTAGGTTTGTTCTATTTTTTGTACTGTGTTTCTGCTTAATTTTTAATCAGCGTAGAACAAGAAAACCCAGTATTCATGCGGTTCTCCAAGGTTTTGTTCTAATGTTCTACGTTTTTCGAGATAGGACGTCTAAAAATACAGAAAAACTGTGCGTGCAAGACTTGTTTTGCCGATGCAAGACTTTATCAAAAAACACTAAAAATAGGAGTGTCCTCTCAAAAAACGTAGAACATTAGAACAAAAATATATTATATATAATACTTATAATACTAATCTTAATACTTCCTCTTACAAAAACTAATACCTCAAAGCAAAATGTAATACCTAACCATGTTCTAAAAAACCTGTTCTAATAGAACAAAAAACAGAACGCTAAGAACAAACTCAGAACATACTTGTCAAGCCACTTATTTAAAAAAGTTATCCAAATACCCTGTTTATATGTCAAGTTATGTTATACTTATAACTGAGTCAGAGATTTATCCAGTCAACGATTCAAATTAGCTTTCCACGTTAACGTGGAAAATGTTATCAACATATCAACTAGGAGATCATTATGGGACGTATGAAAGACATACACATCGACATCATGGACGAGACAGGACTCGAACCAGACCAGATTGACGAAGCGTTATTCAAAAAATACATGGTGCGTGCAGTAGCGCAGAGCGCACCGCATTGTCGCAACTGCGATGAAGAGTATTCCATTGAGAGGTGGAAACTAGGATACAAATGGTGCATGGATTGCGGTGAGTATTTTGTTTCTCAGACCAAGCGCACAGTCGTGCCGATGCACAAATCCAATTACATCATGGTGACAGACATGAACGATCTCAAAGGTATTAACAACAAAGGAGGGTTTTACAAATGACAACACTAAAGCTAAAAGTTAAAGATCAGTATGGTAAGAAAGTTTTCTATCCCATGTGTATAGCAAGCGACATCTTCGCACAGATGCTAGGCACAAAAACATTGACAGTGCGTGCAATCAATCACATCAAAGCACTAGGATATAGCGTTGAATTTATACATGAGGAGGTGACACTATGACGCAGAATAACTTTTCACTAGACGATGGAGACGAAACTTTCATCATCAACTTACTTTTAGATCAGGGTCGAATGCTTGACTTTGATACCAAGATCGCAGACATGCGAGGACTCATGGTGTTGTCTAAAAAGTATGGCGCTGAGTACTTAGCTGAAGCTATACATCGTGTCCATTCAGATATGAAACTAATCACCGATGCGTTGAACGATGTCGGATGCGAGTTCGACAAATGAAAACCGATTTCACTAAAAAACACAGAATTAGATACAAGGAGAAAGACATGGGATACAGATCAGACGTAGCGTACACGATACGCTTCGAACATGAGGACGATACAGTCGCCAAGCATTCGTTCTATACATTCTTAGCTGAAGCGAAGTCCAAGGAGGAGTACACCATTGCACTTGACGACAAAGATATTCACATTGACGAGGTGCGACATCGCCTAGACTTTAAGGCAGACGATGTGAAATGGTACGAGAGCTATCCTGATGTGGACTCACATACAAAACTCTTAGAGCTTGCAAGAGACTGGGTGCAGGACGAAGCGAACCCTAGCATTGGGTATATGTTTATCAGGGTGGGCGAGGAGACGACTGATATTGAAACCGAGTTCGGTGGTGCGTATGAATGGGACTGGATACAAGTCAGTAGACAAATCGTTTGTGACTGGGACTAAGCCCTCTGCGAAGAGCCACTATATAACTGGCATCTCTCGCATAACAAAGTTATTTAAATGCTTGTATTATATGTCAAGTTATGTTATACTTATAACTCAGTAGAAGAGTATTTTCAGTTAGTTGTTAGTTATCGTTCCACGTATACGTGGAATTCTTTTAAACCAAGGAGCATTAAATGTTAGAAAAACCAAGTCATCTTATATCGCTTGCAACAAGCGGTTTCTTAGTGTCACTCGATGTCAACGTATGGTCGGCGACCAAGCAAGATCGGGGTATCAGTAATGAGGTTACTACGGCAAAGCACGCAGATAAAAATGCGGGCAAGTACGTCAAGAATCTACTCGCAGATCATCCAAGGCACAAGGCGATAGTCAACTATCGTCAAACAATTTACAACTGGCTGAAACGTAGAACGTATCGGTGGAACAATGCACAGGACTACTTACCATCTATTGATATGCCCAAGTTCAAGCAAGAGTACAACGAGCATGAAGCGGAGTTTTTCAGACTGCGTGACGAGTTCATCGTGCATTATGACTCTATTGTCTCAGACATGGCGTTCAAGCAAGGCGATATGTTCAATCGTGATGACTATCCAAACAAGGAAGACCTAGAGCACAGATTCAATGTGGAGTTATTTGTTGCCGATGTGCCGATGAACGACTTTAGATGTGCAATAGCGAATGACATCGCTGATGAATTGTTTAATACATACAGTAAGCAGACCGAGAAGATCATTAACTCTATCATGGGTGAGCAACAAACAAGATTCATCGAGGTCATGAAGTCAATCAGTCATTGTTGCGGTCATGATGAGGTCGGTATCGATGACAACACAGGAGAGACCAAGCTCAAGCGTAGGAAAATCTACGATACAACAATCATCAAAGCCAAGGAGATGTGCGAGACATTCAAAGACTTCAATCTTACAGGCAGTAAAGAACTAGAAGATGCAAGGGTATCGCTAGAGAAAGCATTGGATGGTGTAGATGCTGAGACTATTCGTGAGTCAGATGCGGTGCGCCATGCAGTAAAGGAGAATGTAGATGACATTCTCAACAAGTTCAGTTCGTTCAGTATGTTTCAGTAAGTTAATCAGTTAATTCAACAAAGGAAGTAAATCATGTCAAAAGAAAAACTCAACTTTATCAACACAGTATCTATCAATGAACTCAGAACTATGATTCCACTCGTAGGTGAAGAGCTAACTGTTGTCGTTCAGTCCGAGCCAGGTTGTGGCAAGACATCGCTATTGTCTATGATTGCAATGGACAAGGGCGACAAGTGGCGCAAGGTAGGCGACTATTACGAGGATGACAAGTATGACTATATCTACGTTGACTGTCCAGTAAAAGATATGTCAGAGATAGGTATGACAATTCCTAATCACACATCGAAATCCCTCGAATATTATGTGTCCGATTTATTCAAGCTAGACAACGGCAAGCCTAAGATTATCTTACTCGATGAGTTCATGAAGTCACCCAAGCTCTTGCAAGTAATCTTTACTAGGCTGATGCTTGAGAGATGCGTAGGCGATGAGCCACTTACCAAGGGTTCAATCGTGTTCGGTTCAAGCAACAATGCGTCCGATGGTGTTGGGGACAATATGCTTGCTCATGCAGGTAATCGTGTATGTATCGTTCGCATGGCAAAGCCGACTCCCGATGAGTGGTTGCAATGGGCGACAGAGAATGGTGTGTCTCGTGTCATTCGTGCGTTCGTGTCTATGTTCCCTCGTGTGTTGGCATCTTATACGACAGGAGATCAAGCCGACAATCCCTACATCTTTAAACCTAGCATGACGACATTATCGTTTTGCTCTCCTCGTTCATTGGCTAAGTGCGATGTGATCGTGAAGAATAGAGATGTTCTAGGCGATAACGCTACGATGGTGGCATTGGCGGGTACTATCGGTGCAAGTGCGGCGGGTGACATGAGTGCGTTCCTGAAGATGGAGAAATCTCTCGTTGACTTCAAAGACATCATCAAGAACCCCAAGAGCGTGACAATGCCTAATGATATATCTGCTCAACTTATGATCATGTTCCAAGCGGTCGATAGTCTTGAGTCGCAAGATCAGTTGACAAGTTTCATGGAGTTCGTAGAGCGTATCGAGTCAAGCGAGGTGCAAGCGGTGTTCTTTACTATGATGATGCGTACTGCGAAGACAATCAAACTAGCAAGGAACAATGCAAAGATTGCGGTGTGGGCGAAAGATAACCACGAGTTGTTTTAATTAATATTTCACTAGGAGATGGATATGTATTTTGAAATAAGTGAACTCTTCCTCATGGCATGGGCAATCATCATGACTGTGCTATGGGTGAGAGCAAAGGAAAGACTCAAGTTTCTTGAGTACAGGATTGGTAACACTCTAGCGGGCGTTGCCAAGGGTAAGTTAAAAGTCATCGATCATGGTGATCATTGTGAAGTAGAGGAGATATAACATGCAAGGCAAACAAGAAACAAGATTGAAGAAAGCGCACATTGCGCTAATGAAACATCCACAGACAGCACTCTACTCAGGCGTGATGTTGATGGGTAAGAGCGAGGTCATTGATGGTGATGGTACTGCATACACCAATGGTGTGGACAAACGCTATTACCGCAAGTTCATCCAAGAGCATATTAAATCAGAGCCATGCTTGCGTGGTTTGGTGTTGCATGAGAATCTCCATGTGGCACTCAAACAAATCCCTCGTGGTCGTGAGATGTTCAAGGAGAATGCAAAGCTCGCTAACATTGCATCTGACTTAGTTGTGAACGACATCATTGCGAACATCAAAGGTACAGTTACAGGTGGGACTGAGCCGATAGTTTCTTTACCGACAGATGGTGCGGTGTATGACCCGATGTTTCATAATTGGTCTATGCGTGAGATATACAACTATCTCAAGCCACTCGTAGGTAAAGCTCCTCCTCCACAGGGTAGCGAGGGTGAGGGACAAGGTAGTGATTCACCCCAAGGTGGAGAGCAAAGTAGTGATGAGGGTTGGGAGAACACAATCACTATCAACGGCAAGACCTATGATCTTTCTAACTCAGACGAGCACGATACATCGGGCATGGATGGGCTTGACCATGAGGAACTCAAGAAGATCAACGACAGTATCGACAGAGCGTTGCGTGAAGGCGGTATGCTTGCAGGACGTATGGGTGGCAAGTTGCCGAGAGCGATCACAGATATGCTGACTCCAAGAGTTGACTGGCGACAGGAGTTGCGTGAGTTTGTATCTTCATCAACAAGAGGTAATGACGAGTTCACATGGCGTCGTATGAACAAGCGACAGATGGCTAATGACATTTATCTACCAAGCGTAGAGAACGAGACAATCGGCGAGGTGGTTGTTGCTATCGACACATCGGGTTCAATCGGCGAGAAAGAATTGAATGAATTCGCAACAGAACTGGCATCAATTTGCGAGCTCGTCGAACCTGAGCTTGTGCGTGTTATATGGTGGGACTACGATGTTCATGGTGAACAAATCTTTACCGATAACTATGCCAACATTGGGAAGATGCTCAAGCCACTAGGGGGTGGTGGTACACGCGTGACTAGCGTTAACGATTACATCAACCAGAAGAAAATTACCGCAGACTGTGTACTAATCTTTACCGATGGGTACGTTGAGGACGACATCAAGTGGACTATCAGTTCACCGACATTGTGGTTCATAACACAAGCCAAAAACTTCGTTGCACCTAATGGTGGAAAGGTAGTTGAGGTGCGTGATGGCGAAGCCTGAGTTTAGACTAGGCAACGTAGTGGACGAGTGGGCGTACATTAGCATTTACGTTGGTGTACCTGACCACAGAAAATATGAATATTACATATATAAGGTA